AGCGGCCAGACCACGCCGCCGATCGCCGACTCCACCGGCACGCTTCACACGTATGAAAAGTACGGAGCCCCAGTGGGTCCGGGCTGGTATCTGCAACTTTCGTAGGAGGCAAACCATGACCCAACAGGACCAACTCAACGCCATCGCCGCCTGGCAGACCGCCACGGCCAACGCCAACCAACTGCGCGCCGCATACGACGCCACCAACGCCGCTCTTGCCACCGAGCAGCAGAACTTTACGACCGTGCAGGCCCAGGCTGCCGCCACCATCGCCGCCGAGCAGAAGAAAGTAACGGCCGCGACTGCCAATGTCACGGCTGCCAAGGCGGTCCTGGACACCGCCAACCTGGCCGTAGGCACGGCCTACAACTGGATGATCCAGTGCCTGCAGTGCCCGCTCGATCCGCCGTCCACGGGCGCGGAACTCGTTTAGCGCGCGCGCCAGGGTCCGGGGCTCCTGCTTTGCTCCTGCCCCGGCCGCCGGGGGCCGTTTGCTCCTCGTGAGCGGCTCCCGGTTGACTCTCTCCTTGGGGGGCGCGTTGTCCTCCGAGCATCCGCCGGGGCCAGGCGACTCCGGCGGGTGTGACGCGCCCCTGCTTTTTCGCCGAGTTCGCAGAGCAGGGTGAGCGACGAACTCGAAGACGAACAGACCCGGCAGGCCACGGCCAGTATCCGGCAGTGATTGAGAGACGAGCTGCGCCGCAAGCTCGCACCCGTGGTGCAGAGTGACGAGGCGCCGCCGCGCAAGAAGCACGCCAACAAGCGCAAGCCGGAGTGGCAAGGATTGCCGCTGGGCCGCAAGCGGAGGGCCTGACCGGCTCAGCTCAACTAGGCGGCTCTTCGCTCCACCAGCCGTTGTCGAAAGCCCCACAGGATCAGTTCGGTCCTGCTATGCACCCCCAGCCTGGAGTGAATGGCGGCAATATACTGGCGCACGGTGCGGTAGGAGAGCCCCAGCTCGCAGGCGATATCTTTCGTCGTCCATCCGTCCATCAGCATGGACATGACCTGGCGCTCGCGTGGAGACAGGCGCGGCCGAAGAACAGTTACATCCCCCACAATGTGGATGGTGCGTACCCCTCATTTGCATGTTAGCATTTGCCGGAATAGGAATTCAGTAAGAAATGCCTGAATATCAGGGAGTGAGTCAGAAAGCTCAGGATTCCGCGCGCCAGGCGGCCATCGACCGGTTCGGCGAGGCGGACCGGCTGATGAAACTGTGGAGAGCGCCGGTGAATCCGCACCAGCAAGAGCGCGCGCAAGCCCTGGCGGCCTTGGAAACCCTGTACGAATCCCACCCCGCGGAGGAAACCGATGTAGCGCAAGGAGAGAGCTACCAGCTCGAGGTGAGCGCGCGGCACCATCAGCGCGAGTTGACCGACGAAGCCAAGCAGAACGCCTTCTACAAGTTGCAACGGCTGCGCACCATCGTGAAAGGCAAAATCGAGCGCTTCAACGTCTTCAGCGTGTTCAGCGTGACGTTGGAGGCCATCGAAAAACACCTCGGGGAGCCCTACCTGGATTCGATCGCGCCCAAAAAGCGCACCGGCCGCCGGACTTACAAGGCCGTGGCCAAGGCCGCCGCGGAGGCTGCCTGATGGACATGCAGCCCGTGGAATCCGCCGCCATCGAGTCCATCGGGTACGATCCCGACAAACTGACTCTGGCGGTGAAATTCCGATCCGGCTCGACATACCACTACGAGCCGGTGCCCGCATCCACCCACGCGGAGCTGATGCGGTCGGAGTCGAAAGGCGGCCACTTGGCCGTGCACGTCAAAGGGCGCTACGATTACGCCCGCGTGAGTTAATCACCTCACCGCCCACAGAGGGCAGGTACCCATCGAGTCAGACAGGCAACGTGTCCCAGCACAGCAAAGCCAGCATCAAAGTCACTGCATCGTCAGGCGACACATGGACCACGCGACGGGGCGCCCGGCGCCTGGTGTCCCGCGGACTAGCCGACGAGCTGCCCAACGGCACGCTGCAAATGCACGAGCAAGACCACCGCTACCAATGCGAGCCGGCCGCCGCGCAAGGGCCGCAACTCGAGGTGATCGCACCTCGGGCCGCCCCCATGGTCCACCTGGAAGGTTTTCTCCCCTATCCCCAGGCGACGCAGACGACGGCCGCCCGCGGACTCCGCGGCAAATATCCGGGCTTGGCAGACCACCAGGTAGGATGCAGGGAAGCTGCGTAACCAGCCATGTCCGACGTGATTCCCTTCCCTCTCGACCGTTGCCCGCATCCTCAGTGTCCACTGGGAATGGAAGCCAAAGCCGCGTCCATGGCGGCGCGGCTGGATGCGTATCAAGAGCGCTTCGATCTAGCGGACCTCCGCGAACAGGAGGTAGCCGCCCTGGTGGACAAACTGGTCCGGGCGGAAGGCAGCGTGCATACCGCGCGACTGGACGGCGTCGAAGCGCGGGTGGAGGCGGGGGAACGGCGCGAAGCGGCCCTGGGCGAAAGGCTCGATCGGCTCATGCTGCTGATGCTCGGAACCCTACTTACGGCATTCGCGGGCCTCATCATTCAGGTGGTGATTTTGGTGGCCAAGCGGTGAACGGTGAAGCGGCTATTCGAGCTGATAGAGGCTGCGCCGAGTGAGAAGGTGATCGTGGAACAGGTGGCTTACCTGATCGTTCACGAGGCCGGCTGCGGGATCCCGGGATGTCCCGACTGCGAACGGCTCGGAGGCGTCCGGGAGGTCCTCTTGCAACCCTTCCGTACGGTGACAGCGGAATGGGCGCGGGAACGGATGGCCAAGGCTGCATGACTCGCGACGCATTGTTCGCCCAGCACTGGGATTTGGCGCGAATGCGCGCGAACCGTTTCTGGCGCGAGTACGGCCACCTGGTCGCAAGCTGCGAGCACAAGGACGTGATGCAATATGCGGCCATCGCCCTTCTCGAGTGCCTGGCGGCTTATCGGCCGGGGAATCGCATGACCTTGCGCTCTTACATCTGGGGCATGGTCCCCTGGCGCATCGGGGACCAACTGCGCAAGGCGGACCTCATGGTGCGGGATGGGCGCAAGGCCATGCATCTGGTGCCGCTGGAGGCCGACTACCCCGACCTGGCTTTCCGGCCCGAGGCGGAAATGGAGCGCCGGGACGCCGCCCGGGTTATGCGCGGTAAGATATGCCGCCTCGATCCCCGGCAGCGAACGGTAACCGGCGCTCTCCACAGTTTCATCAGCCGGTCCGCCTCGCCGCTCTCCACAGTTTCATCAGCCGGTCCGCCTCGCCGAATGGAAGCGACCCTGCGCGGGGAAACCCTGGTTGAAGCGGGCAAGAGAGTGGGTGTGAAATTCCCCCGGGCGTCGCAGCTCCGGAAGTCGGCGATCCGGGTCCTGCAGGAGCGCATGGCCGCATGACAAAGGCCCCCAAGACGAGAGCCTTTCTGGCGGCGATCACGGAGATGCCGAACGTGAGCTGGGCAGCCAAGGCGGCCGGCATCAGGCGCGAGGCCCACTACCGCCGGCTGAAATGCGACCCGGCGTATAAGGAAGCTTTCGAGGCGGCATGGGAACTGGGCTGCGATGCGCTGGAAGAGCGGGCCATTGTCCGCGCCATGGAGGGCGTCCAAGAGCCGGTTTTTTACCAGGGTGAGGAAGTCGGGTATGTGACCCGCTACTATCACACGGAATTTTTGTTGAGGGGCGCCAAGCCGGAGAAGTACCGCGAGCGGCATGAACACTCGGGACCGAACGGCGGCCCGTTGCAGTCCGAGATCACGATCAAGTTTGTAGCGCCAGATGGAAGCGCACTTCCCAGTCAAGCTCCAGTTCCTGTTTGAACCGAAGCGCTATAAGGTCGCTTACGGCGGGCGAGGCGGCGCGAAGAGCTGGGGATTTGCAAGAGCGCTGCTGATCTTGGCAGCCACCGAGACGAAGAGAATCATCTGCGCACGTGAGACCCAGAACTCCATCGCCGAATCGGTCCATCAGCTACTCGAAGACCAGATCGGCGCCCTGCAGCTCGGCGGCCACTACCGCGTGGAGAAGCAAGCCATCTATGGCACCAACGGCACCGAGTTCCATTTCGCGGGGCTGCGCCACAACATCGACAACCTCAAATCCCTGGAAGGCGCCGATATCGTATGGGTCGAAGAGGCCCAGTCAGTCTCGAAGGGGAGTTGGCAAAAGCTCATTCCGACCATCCGCAAGGAGGGATCCGAAATATGGGTATCGTTCAACCCGGACCTGGAGACTGACGACAGCTATCAGCGGTTTGTGGTGCACCCGCCGCGCGATTCCATCGTCTGCAAGATCAACTGGCGCGATAACCCATGGTTCCCCGATGTGCTTAAGGCCGAAATGGAGGAGATGCGGGAAAACGACCCGGACGCTTTTGACCATGTCTGGGAAGGCGCATGTATCAACATTGTCGCGGGCGCGATCTACGCCAACGAATTGCGCAAGGTCGACCAGGAGAACCGCATCACCCGGGTGCCGTACGACGCCACCAGGCCCGTTGACACATTCTGGGACCTTGGTTATGGCGATAACTGCAGCGTCTGGTGCGCGCAGGCCTTCCCCTTCGAATACCGTCTCATCGATTTCATTCAGTCGAGCCGGCAACCGCTCGCGTGGTACCAGAAACGCCTGCAGGAGCGGCCGTACGTTTACGGGACGCACCATCTACCGCACGATGCGCAGGCTCACCAGCTCGGGAGCGGCAAGTCAGTGGAAGAACTCATGCGCGCGGCGGGGTTCCAGGTGCGGATTGTCCCCAAGCTTTCGATTGCGGACGGGATCAACGCGGCCCGTACCATTTTCGGCCAGTGCTGGTTTGACGGTGAGAAATGCGCAGATGGAATTCAGGCTTTGCGGCACTACCGGTACGGGGAAATCGCCACGTTGGGAGTGTCCACCCGCGAACCGCTGCACGATGAGAACTCGCACGCCGCGGACGCGTTCCGCTATTTTGCCGTGGGGATACGGCCCGTGCAGAAAGCACCGGAGCCGCCACCAAGGCGGCCGACCGGGAGGCCCGTGCAGTACACACCGTTCGGATAAGGAGCTTATGAGCAACGAACACGAGAGCAAGCTGAAAGCGATGGCCGAGGCGGAGGCCCGGTGCGCCACGAAGGCCCAAGACACGCGGGAGTCCATGCACGGGCTATCGCAGGGGCAATGCGCGAGCCCCTCGCTTCGCGAGCGAATCGCCAGTCAGCGATACCGCGCGCAAGCGGAAGCCCGCCAGTCCGAGGCCCTCATGGAATTGGAATTCCTGATGGACAAACACCCCGAAGTGGCGCGGATTCTCGAACTGTTGGAGCGCGTCAGGGGATAGCGTGGTGGCGCCCGCCGATGTTTCCCGAGGCCGCGCCGGAACCCGAGATCTACGAGCTTCTCTCGTGGGACTTGCCGGGCAGGGCAAGAAGAAATGAGGACCGCACGAATGCAACTAGACAACGCCAGCGACAATCTGAAGGGCGCATCCACGACGCTCACCGCGCATGGTGACGGGACTTTTCACACCGAGGGCGACTATGGCGGGGGCAAGCGCGCCGAGCACGCCAGCATCGGCCACGCCCTGATGCACGTCGCTAAGCTCCATTCGACCGGCGACCATCTGCACGTACACGCGACCGAAGACGGCAAGCTGATCGCGCACCAGGTGGACGAAGGCGGTCGTATCCAGGGGCCGGCCGAGCTGAAGACCGTGAAGGCGCTCAAAGCCCACGTCGCGCAATTTGCCGAAGACGACGGCGCCGAGGGAGCGGACTGATGAAGCGAGTACTCCCGCCGGGGTTCACCGGCAAGGCAAAAATCTCCATCGGAGATCTGATGAAACCCGCCAAGCGGAACAAGGAGAAGTAAATGGCTGAAACGACCCTCGCAGCACTGCCGGATGGCGCCGGTGTATTCGACAATGCCAACCTCACCGCCATCAATGCCGTAGTCACTGTGCAGAACGCGAACAACACGAGCCTGCGCTCCGGCATCAACGCCTGTGCCACCACTCCGGTGCCCAGCTCGCAACTGGACCCTACGACCGTTCAGTACGCCATCATTCCGCTGGCGCTCGCCGATCTGCTGGCGCTGCATGCCACCCCGAAAGTGTTGGTAGCGGCGCAAGGCGCCAATACGATGGTGGAGTTTGTCTCCGCAGTCATCGAGTGGAAACGCGGCTCCGCAGCCTTCACCATCGGGAGCGCCGGCAACCTGACCGTGGCGTACAAGACGGACGGCAGCGGCGGCGCCGCTAGCGGCACGCTCGCAGCCACCGGATTTTTTGACCAGGCCGCCAGCCAAATCGCCACCTTTCTACCCGCGGCCCTGGCCGCCAGCGTACTCACCAACCCGGTCAGCACGGCCCTGGTGCTGACTCTGGCCACCGCCGACATGACGGTAGGAACGGGTGGCAGTGGAACCCTGAGAATTGCGTATCGCGTGCACAGCGGACTCTTATGAAGATTCTTTCGATTGCCCTCCTCGCCCTGGGCCTGGCCCAGGCGCAGAACACCATCCGCTGGAGCGCCTCGACAGGCGACGTATCGCTCAGCACGGCGGCCACCGCGGCCACCTTGCAGCAGCCGGCGAGCAACGGCTCAGACGTCACCATTGACCAGGTGACCGTGTATTGCTCGGTAGCCTGTGCAGTGAGCCAGGCGGCCGCCGGCGCCGCGGCGACTACCACCGCGGGCACGGTCTATCCAATCCTGCCGGCGCAAACCAATCTGGCGGCGCCGGTCAACTTTTTCACCGCCTCGAATGTGGGATCCGGAATTGCGCAGGCTGGAGTGACCCACGTGCCGGCGGGCGGAACGGCCGTGCTCTGCCTTTCGAGAGCGTGCGGCGCCGCCGGCGACGTCGTCATAGGCCGCGGGGGCGGAACGGCCAGCAATTACACCGTGTCGATTGGTTCGATCAGCGGCACGGCCAATATCACGTTTTACCTGCGGAGCCAGCAATGAAGGGCTGCTTAGGCGGCTGCGGGCGGAAAGTGTCAGGCAACAAATACCGATGCATGGAATGCATCGAGCAGATGGCGGCCCGGATTGTGGACGCCAGGGAAGAGGAACCTTTGGAACGGAGCACGCACATTTTGACGTTTTACGATTCGAAAGACCAGGAGGACCTTTACCGGGCCGATGGGATGCTGGTGGCGTCCCGCCAGGCCGACGTCGTGCGCTTTGGGCATGACATCGCGACGGCGCAGAGCCGGCTGTTTCTGAATGTGGAAATGGCCAAGGCCTGGCTCCGCAAGCTGGCCGAGGTGGATTCGTCCGCCAGCGCCGCGGGCGTCCCGCTCCATGAGATGGTCTATAACTACGCGCAGCTCAGCGCCCAGATTTCCATTGAGGAGCGCAACGCCGAATCGTTGCTGACTTTGCCCGGACGGCTGAAAGGCGCGGGCGTCAACTAACCCGAACGTGGCCGACAAGGAAAACATCCCGGAATTCGTCAGACGTTGCTGGGACTCCTACCAGTCGGCTACTACTCACTTGCGCGAGGCCTCCAAGGAGTCTCTGCGCATGTGGGTGGGTGGAGATCACCAGTGGAGACCCGGCGAAGTGGCGGCCCGCATCGCGAGCAATCGCCCCTACATCACCATCAACCGTCTCAAGCCGGTGGTCGACCAGGTGGAGAACGAAGCGCGCAACAACCCGCCCGGGCCCGTGGCTCACCCGGTAGGGGGAGGCGCGGATGACGACGGCGCGGACATTCTCGAAGGTCTCATTCGGGAGTATGAATACCGCTCGGACGCCCCGCGCGCCTACGTCACCAGCTTGCGGTATGCCGCAGCCGGCAACTATGGCGCCTTCGAGTTGGCGACGGAGTTCGCGGGCGAGCGCACGCTTGAACAGCGCCTGGTGGTCAAGGAAATCGAAGACCCGGCCATGCTCTTCGTCGATCCCGACGCGCGTGCATCCTGTCGTCAGGATGCCATGTGGGCGGGGAAAATCCGCGTGCTGAGCAAGGAGAAACTCACCGAGGAATACGGGACCGAGCTCGACGTGCTGAACCGGAACCTCCGCGATCGCGCGGCCGGCTGGATGCAATCCGCGGTAGGTTGGCACGGCCAGCAGGCCACGGTGAACCTGTGGACCGGAGGCGCCGCTTCGGAAGGCCCGTACTACGTGTGCGACTTCTACCGCGTCAAGATCGAGAAGGACACGCTCCGCCTGTACTCGGATGGCATCCAGCGTTTCGACGATGAGAAGCCGCCGGCAGGGGTGAAGGTCAAGACCGGCGAAGACGGCGAGATCAAGCGCATAGTGCCCCGGCGCAAGGTGAAAAAGTATGTCGTCACCGCCCTGGACACCTTAGATGAAACAGACTGGTACGGCGACATCGTTCCCTATTTCTGGGTCATGGGTCCGGAGATCTATATCGACGGCAAGCTGTACCGCTTGAGCCTCATCGACGGGGCGAAGGACAGCCAACGCGGGCTGAACTACTCAGCGACCAGCGCCGCCGAAATCGTCAACAGCATGACGAAATCGCCATGGGTCGGATGGGTGGGGCAGTTCGACGTGGCCAACGCCCAGGGGATTAACCCGTGGGAATCGAGTAACACGCAGATGTGGGCCTACATGGAAGTGAAGCCGACGTTTGCGACGGACCCCGCGACCGGAACAACGCACTTGCTCCCCGCACCCTTGCGAAACACCTGGGAAGCGCCCATCCAGCGATTACTCGAGCTGGCAACGTTTTTCATCGAGGGGATCAAGGGCTCGACGTCGGTTTTCTTCGATCCGAGCATTCAATCGGTGAGAGATGCGCAGTCGGGCGAAGCCATCAAGGCGTTGCAGTCTCAGACGAATATTGGCACGCTGAACTGGCAAGACAACCTCCACCGGGCAGTCGCATTGAGCTACGGGCAGGCGGCCAAGATTCTGCCGCAGATCATGGACGGGCCGCGTGTGAAAACTATCGTGCGCGCGGACAGTCAGCATGAGCAGGCCGAGATCAACCGCGAGTTCCCGGCCAATGGACTCGACCCGAAGACGGGCAAGAAAGGCAAGCGCAATAACATCACCTTGGGCGAGTACTCCCTCCGCGTGAAGGCGGGACCGAGCACAGAGGACCGCACCGACCAGGCGATGGAAGCGCTGGTGGAAGTCTTCAAAATGGCCCCCGGCTTGTTGAACGCGCCAGGTATTGCGGCCCGATTCTTGCGCATGGTGGGCCGAGGGACCCCGGCAGTCGAAGAGATGGCGGACTCACTCATGGGCCACCAGGGCCAGGATGAGCAAACACCCGAGCAGCTCCAGAGCATGCTCGCGCAATTGCAGCAGCAGGGCCAGGCCAAGGACATGCTGATTCAGAAAATGCAGCAGGCCCTACAGGCGAAACTTCCCCAGGTCGAAGCGGACAAGTGGATAGCAGCCGTGCGCGCGATCGCGCAGATTCGTTCCGCGGAAATCACCGCCTCCAAGGACCGCGACAACACGCGGGCGGAATTGGACGCGGCACACCTGGAGCAAATTATGGACCTGGCCCACGATTCCGCGAGCCAAGCCACGGACCAACAGCACGACCAGACCCTGCAGGCCTCGGACCAGGCTCACCAGGCGAGCCAGGCCACGCAAGCGCAACAGGCACAGCAGCAACAAGAGCAGACCCCAACCGTATGAGCACATTCAGCGCATTCGACTACATCAAGAGCGCCAACGCACGCGAGCAAGCCACGCGCGACGGCAAACCCGTGGAACCCCAACCCGTCGCTGCAGCGGAGCCGAAACCGGGCGACACCAAGCCCGCGGCCGACGCCGGCACGGGAAAGCCCGCCGACGATGATCAGACGCAAGACCACGCCGGCAGAGTCTCCCGCAGCACGCGCCGATTGCTCAGACAACTGGGCGAGGCCGAGGGACGCGCCAAGGTCCTCGACGAGCTGCTCAAGGCCAACCAGACGCCGGGCGATAAGAAACCCGCGACCGCGGCGGCCGTGGAAGATCCGGAGCCGCAAGCCAAAGACTTCACCGACTACAACAAATACCAGGCCGAGCTGACCAAGTGGCAGGCGCGCCGCGAAACCGCCAAGCAACTCACCGACAAAGAGCAGACCGACGCCTTCCGCGCGCAGATCCAAGCCATGGACACCAAGGCGGCGGAGGACCGCCAGCTGCTGCCCGACTTTGACCAGGTGGCCGCGGCTGCGATCGAAGACGGCCCGGAATTCATCCCCGACGAGCACCCCAACCTGATGGGCCTCTTGGCCACTAGCGACGTGAAAGCCTTCGTGCTGTATCACCTCGCGAAGAACCCGGATGAAATGGAGGGAATGCTCGAACTCTCCCAGCGGCCCGGTGAGCAGATCCGCGCCTTTGCCCGGTTGGAAGGTCGCGTAGAGAAGCTGTACGGCAAGGCCGAAGACAAGAAAACGGACGAGAAGAAGCCCGAGACCGCGGCCGAGCGCGACGCCAAGAAAGCGCGGCCGAGCGAATCGGTAGCGGCCCGCGGCGGCAGCGCGCCGCAGGATAAGGTGTCACCCGTGCTGGCGGACGGAAAATTGAACCCCGCATGGAAGGAACAAGCCAACATGCGCGAAGGACGCCGCCGGTAAGAATTCTGTAGGTCGGCCGCGCAAGCCGAGCGAAAGCTAAAGACCGCATGCACCCCGCAGATGGGAAATCCTCCCTGGGCGGAAACAGCAGTCAGTCCGCAATTCCAACCACAGGAGAGCCCCGCCCATGGCAGGCAATTTCGAAGCAGTCCGCAAAGAAGTCTCCGCCGAAATCCTCCGGATTTTGAGCAACAACTGTGTGATGCCGCGGCTCATCAAGCGCGACTTCAACAAATACTGGGAGGAGGCCGGCCGGCGTATCGGCTCCTCTCTCGACATCCGCCGTCCGCTCCGTGTGATCGGCGCCGATGGCCAAGCACTCCAGCCCGAAGGCCTGGTCCGCGTCACGGTTCCGATGACAATTTCGTATTGGAACCAGGAGTCGTTTGTCTACAACGACACCGAAGAGGCCATGTTCCTGGATCCCGACAAGCGGACCTCGTATCTGCGTCCGCACGTCGTCAACCTGGCCAACAAAGTGGACCGCCTGATGCTGCAATACATGCAGAGCGTGGTCCCGAACTACGTGGGCACGCCCGGCACGGCGCTCAGTTCCACCACCGCGCTAGACGCATTCTCCAGCGCACAAACCAAGCTGAACCAGCTCCTGGCCCTGGGCGCCAACCGCAGCATCGTCTATAACAGCGCCTTCAACCAGCCCACCATCAAGCAGGGCCAAACCCTGTTCAATCCCAATAGCGTCATTGGGAAGCAATACCTCGAAGGCAAAGTCGGCCGCTACGCGGAGTTCGATTTCTTCATCGACGAGCAAATCCCCAGCGGCAACGTGGGAACCTACGTCGGCACGGGCCAGGTGGTGGGAGCCAATCAGAGCGGCACCTCCATCAGTTGCGACAACTGGACCTCGGGCTCGCTCTCCCTCTCGCAGGGCAGCTACAGCGATCGCGTGACCTTCGCCGGCTGCTATGAGATCAACGGCCAGTCCCGCCTGACGATCCCCGGCGTGCTGAAACAGTTTGCCGTGATCAGCCCGGTGGTGGACGCCACCGGCGCCGCCACGCTGAACATTTTCCCCGCCCTGATCCCGTCCGGTCCTTACCAGAACTGCTCGGGCATGCCGGCGGACGATGCCACGGTCACGATCGTGGGAGCCACCGGCACGCTGTGCCAGACGGCATTCGCCCTGCAAGAGGAAGCTTTCACCTGGGCCAGCATCCCCCTCCAGAACGTCGAGGAATTCGGAG